CAAAGAAATGAGATTTTTAGGTCCCGTTCCTTCGGGCGGTTTGCGTTCGCTATTTGCGAATAGCGAATGAACGTACCGTTCCGCCGTCCTACTTGCGTCAGAGTTTCCTCTGATGAACGTAAGGTCACCATAGACCTCTTGACGTATTTAGTCAAGAGGTCTTGTATAATACTATACAATTATTAGATCAGATAACTTTTTAGAATTATATATTAAAAAATTTCGACATCTTAAATGATATTCATTTAGCTTTTCTTCGGGCAAATCTGCTGGATGACATTCTTTGTCTTGGTCAGAATACAAATCTATAATTAAATTTCTATATTCATCGTTGATTTTTTCCACAACATCTTTAGTATCATCTGAAAAATTATAATCAAAGATATTACACAAATATTTAAAATGCTCTAATGGAGATGGATGTCCTTCTACATAATTTTTATGGAAGATATTTTTGTCATTATAAGTTTTTATTCTAATATCATTTTTCCACAAAACCTCAGAATAACTAGGATATATTTTATCAATTATATTTTTATAATTTTTTTTTAATTTATAATAATTTTTATTAGTATGCAATTTATCATTTAATAAGTTTTTTATCGAAAGAAAATGGTATTGTGTTTTATCTTTCAACAAAGAATCTACAAGTTTTATATTAGACAAATCTCTCATTAAAAAATGAAAAATATCTGCTATTTTTTCAACAACAACTTTATCGTATATTGTGTTTGGTGAGTATATGTTGCCGTGGCATTCCCATCTATCGGTTATCCACCTATCTTCTCTTGTGATACTTGTCCAACAAACAATTACAAGATCATCTGAATTAAAATTATAATGTTGATCTACCTGAGAAATAATATTTGCTATGTATGTATTACCAGATGCACATTTACCAAAATTATAAAATTCACATCCAGTAGTTTTATTCAATTCAAATCCAAGTATATTTGCCCACGTTGCCCAAGCATAATCAGTAAAACTACACCCAAAAGTAAATAATCTTTTTGGAGAACTGGAATAAAGATTTTTTTTATTCATTATTTTTATACTATAAGAAAAATTTAATTTATATCAAAAAAGAATACTTGAGTAAGTCTTCCAGTTTCTACAGTATCACCAAAACCAGAAACTAAACTTCTATGAAATAAATCTCCTCGGTATAATACCAATCTATTATAAACATTCCCAATTATAGTGACCAAATTTTGATTTTGATCATATATTCCTGTCCCAGAATTTACATCAGCATTTGGAGTTAAATACAAAACTCCTGCCCATTCGGAATCATCTTTATGTATCCAACTATCATCATTTTCAAAGCATAGTTGAAATCTAAAACAATCGCGGTCTTTTCTAAAGATAATATTACTTGTTCCTAAAATTTTTGTAAATTTATCTTTAACCATTTTTTGATAATCTTTATCCGCAGCATCACTCCTTAGTCCAGGGAATGTTCCAGAATGTATGAATGGTATTTTTAATACAGATTCTCTCACTAAATTTGGATTATCTAAAAATTTATCTACTATGATAGTATCAATATTCATCTCTCAATATAACTTAATGTATGATTTTCAGACTTTAATTGTTCAATTATAATATCACATCCTATTTTAGGGTTAGATGTTCCGCACGTATAAACATCGCAAGCAGCCTTTCCCTCTTCTGGCCATGTATGAATGCTAATGTGACTTTCAGAAAGTAAACACAAAACAGTTACCCCTTGAGGGTCGAACTTTTTATAAACTGTCTGCAATACTGTAGCTCCACTAGCATATGCAGCATTTTCTAAAAGATCTATTAAAAATTCTGAATCGTTCAATAAAGAAAAAGAACACCCATACAAATTAAGTAGATAATGCTTGCCCATTCTAAACAACGAAAAAAAAGATTATTTTATATTTAGATTCATTTAAAAAGAGTTATTGTACAGATAAAAATCCATATCATATAACTCTAAGAATGAACTATTCTTCATACAATATCTGTTTAATATTTGATAACAAAAATTATAATTTTCCAATTTAAATTTATATTTTTCAATGGGATTATCATGTCGCAATTTAATATATTTTCCCACAAAATCAGATATTTTTTCTTCTAACTTCTCATCCATTTTTATAAGAGATAAATCAATGTCATACTTAAAGCAAAAATCAATAGATGATAGTTGAGGTCTTGTATGCCCATCAAATATAAATTTATTTCTTTTTAACTCAAGCAAAAATTTTTTTCTAGATCCCTTTATATCACCATCAAAATCTACACCAAGATCTTGATATATGTTTATGAATTCATTAATTCCAGAAATCCATCTAGTTTTTGGATCTCTAATAATAGTAAAAAATTTATAATCTCTATATTCTTTTGGTATATCAATATCAAATATTTCTTCTTTCTTTGGTTTTATATAAACTGGTTCAAAGTTTAAAGAATTTTTTATTGATGTAGATGCATTTTTATATATTGGAATATATGCTATTTTAAGTTCATCCAACTTATAAAAAACATCGGTTTCCCCGATAGCATCAATATCCAATTGTTCTTTAGGAAAATAATTAAATGATACTGAATTATAAACAGTATCATTGTATTTTTTCCAATCTAAATTAAGTATTTGGTCTTTCCATTTAGGAGATATCATCTTCACCGTATTCTTCTAATAAACTAGACACTTTTTTTTCGGTCCCATCAAGTGTCATAATTTTATATAATGAAGACTTCATATATTTTTTTATTTTTTTATACTCTTTAATTAATTTTGTAACTTCATCATCATTAACTATTACTGTTGCTTTATTCTTTTTATTCGGAGTTCCACCAAATCCTGTTGTCATTTTTTCTTTTTACCCTCCTTAGGTTCAATTCCCCAAAGTTTTGGATTAACTCTACCATCAGTCCATTTTATAGACTTTAAACCTTCTCTATACCTATCCCAATAAATATCAAAAATATCTGCACGTTTATTACAGATAACAATATCATATTGTAGATTATCTTCTTTGTAATATTTTACAAGATAGGAGTTTAATGGCAAAGTCTTGTCCTTTGCCAAAGATACATCACAATTTTCATGAATAATTTTACACATTAAGAGCGACCTCCCCAAACAACATCGGGATATGCTTCTTTAACAAGGTCAAAGGTGATTTTATATCTATCAGTTAACTTTTTATCTTTGACTAAGCACATAATTTCTGCTTCAAGAGGATGAAGTCCTTCCAGCATTTGAATGAACATAGTTTCTCTACGTAAAGAACTAAGTGCTGGATTTCCGCCTTGAAGATAATTATAAAAGTTTTGATATTCATTTCGAATAGATGTATGTCTTTCTCTGATAAATTCATCTGCCCTACTCAAACCTTCCACTTTTGCAGATTTAGATAGAGACGCAGACAAGGTATCATTAAAAGAAGATTGCTCTTCTACGCGAGAATATGGAACTTCACCTACAGGTAAAAGTGAAATAATAGATTCATCAAAATTCCAAATCAATATAGATACCAAAGCATCATTTCTATATTTTTTTAGAACTTCAACCTTATTAGCATTCGACCTTTGTTTTGATGCTAGTTCTAAAATTTCAAACTGAAAAGCATTAGGTTGAAGTTCCGTAATTGTAGATTTACTAGTTCTTTCAGTCGTCTTCTTCGTCTTCGTAGTCGTCATAACTGTTTTCAAATCGTACTGCTAAAATTTCGTCTGGAATAACATTTCCGTTTTCATCAAACATTTCGGGATGTGTATATGCGGTATAATTTCTTTCAATTAAATACTGTTTTACCATCCATCCGCATAATCCACCAACAAAAAAGAACATAATAGAAATTAATGTTCCTAAAGTAAGAGTTACTGCTAACATTTTTTTCTCCCGAGAGTTAAATCTTTTTTACATCAAAGATAAATTGGAACTGAATATGGAACTCTCGTTTGAAGAGAGAAACCATTTTACCAAACATTATCTCAAATGTTTTTGGCGTTAATGAATTTTCCCTCCTATTATTCTGTCTTAACATTAACTCAAATCCCCGATTAATTTCGGGTTCATGATTATTTAGTTTGCTTTTTTCTTCCTGGTCTTCTATCATTACTATATCTCCAGGCATCTTCTAAAATACCATAAAGGTAGTTTCTAATTTTTCTTGCTTGTGGTTTAGGAATATGTCCATATGCTTCCCTAAGAAGCTTATGTTCATTATCAGAACCACCCTCCAAATATTCATCTAAATCCATAATAATATTATTAATATTATTAGCGGTTTTACTCTCAATGAATGTTTCAACTTGATATCTTTTTGCACTATTAACTTTTAAATAATCATAAAAATTTAAAACAAATTTTCCATTAAAAGCAAGGTCAATAGCCTTTTCAACATCATGATGAACATCGAAAAGATTGTCGGTCATTAAATTCATGTGCTCTCAGATTAAATTATATATTAATAATAAGAATTAAACAGTTGCTTTGATTCATAAAACCAAAGATAATCTAAAGATGAGTTGTTTAATGTTTTAAATGCATCTTCAGGAGTTTCTACTAATGGTTCCCCAGCAAGATTAAAACTAGTATTTAAAAGAATTCCATGTCCGCTAATTTTTTTAAATTCTAGCAGAAGTTCTTTCAAGTGTCCACTATTAACCGTTTGGACTCTACAGGTTTTATCGACATGAGTTACACCTGGAATTATATCAGTTTTTACTGGAAAGCACACTGTCATAAAAGGATTCGATTTTAAATCTCTCATATCAAAATATTGGTCAGCATCCTCTTCCAAAACTATAGCAGCAAAAGGTCTATACCATTCTCTTTTTTTAATGCCATTAACTATTTCTTTTGCATTAAGGTTTAACGCATTGAATAAAATAGACCTATTGCCCAATGCCCGCTGCCCAGATTCAGCAAGATCATTATATATTGCAACAGATTTATTGGTATATAAAATTTTGGCAAGTTGTTTTATATCTACAGTAGTTCCTTTATATTGTGATATGTCATATTTAAAACCATGAACAAATGTATTTTTTATTGGAATTATTTGTGAATCTTTGGTTATCTTTCTATATGCATACATTGCTGCACCTATAGATATCCCACCATCATCACAAAGAGGTTCAAAATAAAAATTGATATTGGGAAATCTTTTAGTTAATAAATGATTGGATATTATATTCATTCCATATCCACCACTTATGCAGACATTTTTTATACCAGTTTTTTCAATAGAATTTTTTACTAACTTACAAATAGCTTCTTGTGTTTGAACTTGAACCTCAAGACAATAATCAGCATAAAACTGATAATTATCTTCTGTAATTTTTACATTCTTTCCATTGTCAATTAAATTAAAAAACAATCTTTCTTCAGCATCATTTAATAATACTATTGGTTCATCTATTGTCTTATCAAAAAAATTAATAAAATCTGGAATTCTATTCCCATATGATGACAACCCCATTGCCTTACCACAATCATCAATGGTTTGCCCCATAATCATTGCAACACCATCATATAAATTACCTATTCCATATTGTGATTTACAAATGTATCGACACCCATCAATACTTTTATCTAAATTTTGTGGAATAGAACTATGATGGTTTTTATAAATTGGAGTTATCTTATCTGGATATTCTAAAATATAAACAGATTCACACTCATGCATATTTTTTAATATTGCTCCAGAAGAATCTACTACTAGCACTACGCTTCTTTCAAATCCACTATTATAAAAAGCAATTGATGCATGATATAAGTGATGATGAGTATTAGAATTTATTAATATTATATTTTTATTCTTTTGCTGAATTATTTTATTTTTATCATCCTTTACTTCATTAGTATCATTAGTTCTAAAAATAAAATAGTCACACTTATCTACAAAATTTTCTAAACAAATTTTAAATATATTGTCTATCTTTTTGTCCTTCTTTACTTTAGAGAATCTTTCTTCTTTTAAATAATGTTCGATGACACCATTATTTAAAACAGTTGCTGATGCATCATGTCCATCAAAAATTGATAAAATTCTCATAAAAGTAACAAATAAATATTGTTATAATAATTTATATTATAAGTGCATGAGTTTAAAAGATATCTTACTAGGCACATTCAATAATTTAGAACCAGTAGATTTACCCCCATGGTTAAGCAATCATATTACGGAAAATGAATCTACTATAACCTCATATGTTTGGAAGACAGATAAAATAAGAAGAATAAGATTGTGTGAATTAAATATAAAAAATAAATTCTTCGCAGAGTCTTTGGTCCTGTATCCAGAATTTACTTACGAATTCCCTATTTTTGGAACAGAGTATTTAGGGACTTCAAGTAAAAAATATTTCGGAACTATAGATTTTCATCCACTAAAATCAGATAAAGAATATAATTTAAATTATATTGATCCATACTTATCAGACTTTGAAGATAGAAAAAAAGAAAAGTCTAAAGTATATGATTTAAACAAATACTTTTCAAAAAAATTATGGATAAAAAGTTCTAACGATTGTTTTTATAAAGAGTACATAGACCAATTTACACAATACATAATTCAATATAAAAAATGTATAGAAAATTCAAAGAAGACAGAAGTATCATACCTTTATCAAAAAGGATATGATTACCACCTGTCTTCTACGGATCCAGCTTATGGAATTTTAAAGGCACATTATAATAAAGAATTTGCCGAAAAATATATTTACAATTTTCTATTCGACTTACACTAAATTTTGTTCCTTCAAATACTTCACAGTTTCAGTACATCCACCAAGATGCTGTTGGTCATTTAGCAATACTTGTGGGAATGTAGCACCTTCACCGAATTCGGCATAAAATTGATTGCGAGTAAAATCATCATCCAATTTATATACCTTATGCTCAAGGTTTGCCAATTTCAAAACTTCTTCTACTTTATTGCAGTATGGACAACCATATTTTGAGTAAACCGTGAATTTCATATTCATAAAATATCTTTTGTAATATTACTACACATTATAGTGCTTGTCAAATGTCAGTTCCACACAGAACAAAATTTACATTTGTATCAGAAGATCTAACAAAAACAATATCACTTTCTCCGATTTTAAGATTTAGATTAGAATAAACACTGTTTGGAGATAATTCATAATTATATTGAATATACTCACTTGCTGCTATAGTAGTTCCAACACCCACTCTAATAGTTGCAGGGAATGTGGTTCTATTGCAAGCAAAAAGATTTGCATTAATTCTTGGATTTCCAGATGTTGGTGCAGAGTAAAGAACTTCTGGAGTATATACCTGGGTTGGTGTTAAAGAAGATAGCAATCCAGAATTGGTAGTAACACCAACTTCAGATCCAATTAAATTAAAACTAATATTTAAGTCATTAGATTTAACTATTAAACTTTGCCCATCTGCAAAATAAATTGTATCGGTCTGGTATGTTTCACCTTTATCAAGTTCTTTATCGTAAATAACATAATTGGAAGATTGCAAGTCATTCAATCCACCAGTAGATATAGCAACTCTAACTTTTGTGGGGAAAGAATTTCTATTTGTGATATATACTTTACCATCAATCATAGTAGATGATGGGGAAGTATAAAGTAGAGTATTTAATGTTGTTGTAGTTGGTACAACTGTTGCTAAAGACCCAAAAGACATGGATATACTTTTTACCTTTAATATGCTATTATTTATTATATTTTAAGAGACTATGATTATATTAACTGGTTCATCGGGATTTATTGGTCAAAATTTTCTAAAAAAATTAGAAGGAAAAGAAGTATTGCTTCTAGAAAAAGATGATTCTTTTAGATTGTTTAGAGATTTTGACCAGTGGGATAAGGTAGAACTTATTCTACATCAAGGAGCAATATCATCAACTACTGAAAAAAATATTCGTACCATATATCATTATAATGTAGCATTTACTTTAATGCTCCTAGAGTATGCAATGGAATATGAAATTCCTGTAAAATATGCATCGTCTGCATCAGTATATGGCAATACTCAAGGAGAAATCAATCCCCTCAATCAATACGCAATTTCAAAACTACAAATTGATTATTGCGTTTTAGATAACTTAGATAAATTCCCTTTAATCCAAGGATTCCGTTATTTCAATGTATATGGTGAAGGAGAAGACCACAAAGAAAATCAAGCAAGTCCTGTAAGTAAATTTACAAAAGAGATTAAAGAGACTGGTGAACTTAATCTATTTGAAGGTTCAGATAAATTCTTAAGAGACTTTGTGTGCGTTGATGATGTCGTTGATATTGTACTGAACAATAGTGCTGGCAGCGGTATCTATGATATTGGAACTGGTTCTCCAATATCATTCCAACAAGTTGCAGAATTGGTTGCAAAAAAAGAGGGTGGTAAAATCAATACCATTCCCTTCCCAGATCATTTAGTTGGTAAATATCAAACTTATACTTGTGCAAATATGAGTTGGTTAAAAAATTATACGTTTAAGACTGTTGAGGATTATTTACAATTAAATTAAAACTAACAGTTCTTCTTTCTAAAAGACTTTTTTGTTTTACAACCCAGTGCATAAGAGTACTGGGAAACAAAAAGGTCTTTCCTATTTTCTGCTCTGGTCTATGATGTTCATTATTCCATATAAATTCCAAACTATGCAAATCATACCAATCAGAATCTTCTGGCAAATCTAATATAGTTATCCCAGATATATGACCTCTATGATCATGAGGTGGGGTATAATCATTTTGATAGTATCTATTAATCCAAACATCCGCAAATTCTTCAGAAAAATTAGATAATAAAAAAGATACTTCTGCACTATTAATATTAAATGTTTTTAGATATTCTGGAACAATATTTGATATATATTGAGTAAATCCAGTATCCTCTAACATCTGTGGAGTAAGATAGATAATTTCAAACCCTCTACTTAAAAGATCTGGAAATCCCTCAACTTTACTATACTTTGACGAACAAAATTCTTTAGTTGATTGATCCATGTTATCAACTAAAGAATTTAAATTATTAAGAACCAATTCTGGACACTGCGATTCTATTATAGAAGGTCCAAAGGGTTTAGTAATATTAAGATTATACATCAGAAAAATTTATAAAAGCAGTAACAATATATTTGTCCTCAGATACTGGAATATTTCCCTGGTGCCTAAACAAATAGTTACAAGGAAATATTAACAATTTACCAGCTTCTGGTTTTACAGATACTCCCAGATCTACAAATTCGGTTTCTCCACCTTCAGTAACATCGTTTAAATATAAAATAATTCCAAAGATTCTAGTCACATTTGGTCCTGCAGACTGATCTACATGTTCCAAAAAATAACCATCATTTTTATAATATACTCGAATAGAATAATCTCTAGCACACATTGGTTGTCCTACTGGGACAGGTTTTAATTTAGAATATTTTTCATATCCAGAAAAAATATTTTTTGTTATTAAATGTGATATTGGATCCTCTGGTTTTGGATATGCTTGCTTTGTTCTTTTTCTTTCAAGTCTTACTTCATTCCTAAGATTTTCTTCTCCATCATAAACTTTTCCATCAATATGAAGATCTTGATTATTCCAGAACCATTCTATAAATTCTACACATTCATTTTTTGGAGTATGTTCTTTAAATTCAACTATAAGATCTTTTAATTCCATATCAATCTCCTTTAATTACCCTATAACTATCTTCATCAAAATGTTGAGTAGAAAATTCGAACAATTCTGTATCCTCTAGGGCATACATTCTATGCCTAAGACCAACAGGAACATGAAATTTTTGACCTTTTTCTAAAACCATTTTTGATGCAAGATTAATATCGTCATCATATCCATATTGTAAAACTAAACATCCAGACTGAACATAAAATGTCTCATCTTTAATTTTATGGTAATGCCAAGAACACTTCTTACCTTTTACAAAATAAAGAAGTTTACCACAATATTTCTCATCATTGACAATCCACTTCTCAAATCCCCACCCTTTAGAAACAAATTCAATTAAAGAAGTCATGGTCTTTTATTGCTTTATCATCTATATAGTAATCCGCAGATGGTTTACCCATTATCAATTCATGGTATTTACATCCCCATAATTCTAATTGCATTTTGGTTAATTTATAAAATTTATCTTTTGCTTTTTGTGCATCATCATTATATCTACCCATTCCCCTAGCAGTAAAGTATTTTATTATATTTCCTTCTTCATAAAGTTGATTAATTCTTTCAATTCTTTCTAAGTGTGGTACACTCCCTTCATATGCACATACTTTACATGAACCATTTTCACAAATTGTACCATCAATATCAATACAATATATTGCCATCATTTAAACTCCTAATATCATCTTGCGTTAATGTATAAGTACCAAAATGCTGAACAGCAATAGCAGCAGCTTTATTAGCATACTTTATAGAACTAGACATTCTAAATCTATCCTCTTTACATGTCAAATAAGAATAAACAAACGCTGCTAAAAATGTGTCCCCAGCACCAACAACATCAAAAACATTTACCTTCTCTGAAGGATAATTATATCCCATATAACTTACACCCTCACTACCCATAGTCACAATTAAATGTGATTTGTCTGGAGGAGTTACAAGGTTATTATATTCTCTCTGATTTATCTTAAAGAGAACATTTTTTTCTGTGAACAAATCAGTCTTTTTAGTATCAATAAAAACAGGACCATTAAAGTTTTGACAAATTACTTTAAGATCATCTGTAGTAAGAAGTCCTTTATCATAATCAGATACAACAACTGCATCATAAGAAAAATGCAAAAAAGCACTCCGAACCTCAGAGGGTTTGATCGGAGATACTTTTACATCATTATCAATTCTTAAAAGTTGCTGCTTAGTTCCATTATGAACAACTCTAGTTTTTTTAATAACTTCTTTATTGGTTATATGAACTACACTTATACCAAAAGTCTCTAAGTTATTTTTAACATTAGAAGACATTCCAGAATGATACTCTGTATGAGTATATTTAAGTATTGGAACTGGTGCTTCTGGACTAATGCGTTCTACATCTCCATAAAGATATTCATCCTCACACTTCTCCCCTATTAATAATACGTTCAATTGTGTTTGTAGTTGAGTATCCATCTAACCTATTAAAAAATTTTAATTCTTTTGCGTGTTCAGATCCAATAACAGTTTTACCAATCCAATCAGAACCTACAACCATTATATCAGGTTCTATACTTTTAACCAAGTATTCCAATTCATCATCTGTACCAAACAATACAACATAATCTACTGATTTTAAATTAGTTAAAAATTCAGCTCTATCATTTTGAGAATTAATTGGTCTAGATTCACCTTTCTTTTCCTTAACTCTTTGATCAGTGTCAATGGCAACATATAAAATATCACCCATTGATTTTGCATAATTTAATAGTTCAAGGTGACCTTTGTGTAGAAGATCAAATGTTCCATTTACAAATACTTTTTTAGTCATACATCTCCTCTTTTTATTAAACACCTCAACTTAAATTCATCAACATATTCTTTATGAATAATTGAATTTTTATGTTTTTCTAATTCGTTTTTATAAAAATCTAAAATGATCTGCCTAGATTCTTCTTTTTTCAAACCATCATTTTTAGGAATAATTTTTTCATGATCCATTAATTGACATAACCACATAGACCAATTTTGTCCAATAAACATAAAATCCCCATATGAAGGTATTTCATATGGATTATTTTGAATCTCAAATTCGTAATATTTTTGAGTTTCTGTCATTACGTGTGTCTCTTTAACCCAATCCCAAAATCTACCATTTTTTTGCGATCTGGAATAATGCATATTTACAAAATCAACAGAATTTTCAAACATACATTTCATTTTAGAATTGTACAATTGAATATCTTGTCTATTATAAGATGATCCTTTAATCGCCTCCCCTAAGCATATTATCCCAGCACAAATTAATGCAACACCAGTACTTTCCAAAGGTTCAATAAATCCAGCAGATAATCCAATACATACTACATTATTTTGCCAAAAATTATTATGATAATAAGGAGTCCAATCAATCACTTTTAAAGATTCTTTCTTAACTTTTTTATCCCAATACTCAACAAAATAATCTTTTGCTTCTTCTGGATCTGTAAGAGATCTATTAAAAACTAAACCAGATCCAATTCTTGATTGAACTGGAATATTCCAAATCCATCCATGATCAACAGCATCACATATTACATATGGTCTCAATTCACTATTAATATCATCATATGGAATATGACCAGCAACTGCAGTATCGCAAAATAATCTATCACGAAGATTTACAGTATCTGGTTTACTACCGATCAATCTTTTAAATCCAGTACAGTCTACAAATAAATCTGATTCTATTTTTTGTCCATCCTTCAATAGAAGGTGTTGAACATTATCAGAATCATCTCGAACTACATCAACAACTTCTGATTGAACAAATGTTATATCATTTATAATTTTATTTTGAATAAACTCAACCAACTTACCACAATTAATATGAAATGCATATGCACTTATATTTTTTGGGTCAACTTTATTATCATCAATTGATGATTGATAAAGTGCAGTTGCATAAGTTTTAAAATCAAGGTCTTTATTATTAGTCCATATATTCAACAAGTTAGTATTTAAAACCTCAAAATGTGGAAAAATAAAAGGATGCCAAATATCTTCCCCATCTCTTTGCCAATTAGTAAATAAAATTCCAGATTTAAAAGTAGCATCTATTTCATTAAACCACGATTCAATTGGGAATCCACAAGCATCCATGAATGTTTTAAAACTTAAAACAGTTGCTTCACCAACACCAACGGTTTGCCCAAATTCTTTATCAATTAAAACAATTTCACAGTATTTTCTAGTTCTTTTTAAGAGGAATGCTGCTGTCATCCATGCAGAAGTTCCTCCTCCGACTATTACAATTCTACGAAGTGGTTTCATCAGCATTTTTAACATAAATTAAAACTTCGTATTCTGGTAAATATAGATATTCAATTAAACTATTGGCAAGAGTTCTTACAGCGTCATCAAGAGTCTCTACCAGAGGTTCTCCACCCAGGTTAAATGATGTGTTAAAAATAATTGGACAACCAGTTTTTTTATAGAAAGTATTAATCAAATTATAATAATGTTCGTTCTGTTCTTGAGTAACAGTCTGAATTCTACATGTCCCATCAACATGAATAATTGCAGGAATTTTTTCTTCAATTCCTTCTCTACAATTTACGGCATACATCATAAATGGAGAATCATCCATACCACGAAGATCAAACCAATCATGAACATGCTCTTGTAAGATAGATCCAGCGAAAGGTCTAAAGTATTCTCTACGTTTAATACGATTAACATGATCTTTACCCTTAGGATCCCGTGGATCATAAAGAATAGAGCGATTGCCAAGTGCTCTAGGACCTGCTTCAGATCTTCCTTGGAATAGTGCAACAATATTCTTGTCCATGATCAAATCAATAACATCCTCATAAGATGCAGATGTTACTTCCGTTGCATTATATTTTTCAGATACTAATTTAATTTCTTGCTCACTATACATGTAACTAGGACCAGTATAAAGATCTTGTATTTTTTGTTTTACATTACCATCATTATTAATTTTATGATGCCACATTAATGCAGCACCGATAGCAGTTCCAGCATCATTACTTACTGGTTCAACATAAAGATTAATTCCTTCATCCTTTAGTTGTTCAAGATACCAGTAATTGGCAACACAATTAAGACCATATCCACCAGAAATAACAACATTATTATTACCAGAGATTTGAACTGCTTTACGAATTAGTTCAAGAACCATCTGCTGAGATTGCGTCTGAATAGCATATGCCATATCACGACGATTCTCAAGAAGAGTTAAATCTTCAAATTCATTTGGAGTTTGAAGGAATTCATATCTACCTTCATTAACCAATGCCCCATTTGGATAAGTTGGAATAATTACATTACGATCGGAAGTTTTCCAACTACCACCATTAGCATCAGTATAGATTGGTGGAATTTTATCATTTGGTTTTCCATAGGGAAATAATCCCATGGTTTTACCTGCTTCAATAGGAGGCCAACCACAATATTGAGTTACTGCTTCATATGCTTTTGTGATTCCAGCACTCTCATCAAGAATTAATTCGTGAGTACCTTCTTCTCCTTCAGACTCACTAGGCATTTCAGGAATCCTAACTGATGCCCACGGTCCTCGTCCAGCTTGATGTTTATAAAGAGTTTTGAATAATGCTGGGTATTCACAACTAAAAATCGATTCAAGTTCCCAAGTCATTTCTTGGTTTCTTCCAATTTGCATTGGAATAAAAGTTCCAGCACCATCTACAACCAAAGACACTGCACTTTTAAATCCAGAGCGATAAAAAGCACATGCGGCATGGAGTTTATGATGATTGCGACTCAAATCAATCACTTGAGGGTGATTATAATTATCTTGATTTCTATCAATTAATCCAAGTTTTCTAGCAGTACCTGTATAAAAATCATCTCCAGAAAAGTCAATTCTCCCAGATTCGGATAAAGGTTGAGTATGAGCAATTACCAAATAATCAAGTCTATCAGTATACTCAAGAATTTTAACTATTGAAGCTAATGGTCCACCATCATATTTTGCCCTGGATAAGCGTTCTTCCTCAATAGAAAGAACCATCTCACCATCTTTAAGTAAACAAACGCCAGAGTTATGCCCTCTAGCAATAGCAGCAATCCATTGTGTCATTTAATTACCTCACTTAAGTTTTTTTAAAATGCTATTAACTTCCTTATCTAAAGATTCTTTTCCACCAAATCCTCTATTTTCTTTTGGCATTAATACTGGACTTGTCGGCATTTTCATATCAGGGGAAGATGAACTTTGTGGTTTAGGGCAACATGTAGATTGTTCCGATGTAGATGGTGCCCAATTTCCCGTATATGCTACAGATTTACCCATTCTTTTTTTGATTGAACCAATGACTTCTTGAATTTTTTGTTTATCAAGTTCCATTGCTTCATCATTATACCTATCAATCTCTTCATCGATAGAAATTCTAATAGGACTATACTTTCTCCGATCAACACCAGCATCAATAATATCAAAATCTTTCGAATTAGGATAAGAAATATTTTCAGGATAAGTAGATCCAAGAACAACAGTTGCTGTTTTACCAAATGCTTTTGCGATATGTTGCCCCATACTATCACATCCAAGGAAATGATCAGCAGCGTTAATGATACTTGACCACATTCTCATATCAGTAATTTGAGGTCTTGCAACACGATATTTTGATTTATCTTCATTTTCTTCTAAAGGAAAATGAATCTCACTCATAATAATAATTGCATAATCCTTTTTCAGTTCATTAATAATCTCTACAATATTATTAAGGGAAAAACTGCGAGATGTTGGATCTGCAATAAAATCTGAACCAACTTGCTCTACAGATCTACCAAATGGTTGCACAACTAATACTTTATCTTTACCAGTTCCTGCTTTTACTTCTTCAACTGCATTAAATCCAGCAAGAAGTTCCATTTTATTCAGAACTATAGTTGGATCAGAAACCTCTCTTGGTTCTTCTAAATCATTAATAATAATATCAAATGCTTGTGCCAAGTTACATTTTTGATTGTAATAATGCCACAATCTATATGGTTCTGGAGTTACACAATCTCGATGTTTAATTTCCCTTTCAAATAACCCTTTATGCCAATTATCAAAAACGTGCTTGTGAAGAACAGGATGTCCCTTATAAAAATCCGTTCCTCCTTCACAAATAATGATAAAATCATCGTGTGTTTCTGCATATTTTTCGAATGCAGGGATGGAGCAAATTACTCTTCCAGCTCCACCATTAATAAAAAATGCCTTTGATCTCATTTACTACCAACCTCAATTTTCTTTAATATTGCTATAATTATAGCATGATTCAATCTTATTTAGATGTTTAAAAAAACATTATTTGAGTTAACCGATCACATGTTTTAAACATGTGTGGTTCCATTATTGCACCATGCACTTGATTTGCATCGTACATAATACATCTATTATATTTCATATTGCATGTATACTCAAATGTTGGTAAATTTGTAGATCCATCTTCATTAGGAAGACTTACCGAGTAAAAACTAGTTCCACCCTCACATTCATCATCAGTATTCAAAAATATTAAAGATGCCCACTTATTACATGGTCCATCAATATGACATATAGTTCCCCAATCTCTACCAGAATCAACTATTTCTTTGTTATTGGTTACATTAACAACAAATCTCATACAATTCCATTTAGAATGAAAGTGTTCTTTGTCATATTTAATGTGCCAATTAGGATGTTGAGCAAGTTGTTCAAAAACTGGACTTAAATTGTCCCTCAATTTTATCATTATAGATGCATCTTCTTCCCACACTCGTCTACCTATTGCACCAGCAAGACGATCTTCATCAGTATATGTTTTTGAATTTATTGCATATTCTCTAACTTCATCTGGGTTTTTATAAAAATCATCAATTATAAAAACCATTTTTTCAGTAGTACTTGGACTATATTTTACCACACCATTATCAAGAGATTCCCAAGTAATATCTCTTACTTTTTCTATTTTTACTTTCAATTCGGGATTTACTTCAAACATTATAGTAATGGAATTGCACCAAAATTTTCTGTTGGTAATACCATTCCAGTATAATCCTCTTCCAATATAATGTCAAAACCTATTGTAATTCTTTTTCCTTTGTATTGAGATTTATTTACAACTCGATGTAAATATCCACCTAGACCGAAATAAATGTTTCCACATTCATTCTCTATAGACCAATTCTCAAATTCAGTTACAGTATCTTGAGGTTCAATAGAAATATAACCATGCCAACTTGAAGTGTGGTTATGCCAAGGCAAAACCTCATTGTAACTTTGATAATTTAACCAAGATTGAATCCAAATCATTTGATCTGGAATTTTTTCCCTGACAATATCTCTAATCTTAGAATAAATTCTATACATATGTTTAGACGGAGAAGACACCCCAAAGATATTATAGTAAATATAAGCTTTCGTAGTATCGAAAACTCCATATTTAACTAAATTATCCTGAGATGTCTTCAGTTCTTTTATTATTTCTATTTGATTTTCTTTAATATAATCAAATTTATATAATGTATATTCACCCATAAACTAAAATTCAAATATCTCTACCAGCAATTTTAGCAGATGATGGTTGTTCTGGGAACATATAATATGCAAGATTTGGATCAACACCAGCATTTTCCATAACTGCTGGAAGATCTCTCAACTTTTGACGATATTCTTTCCATTCTTGCTGAAGAGACTCAGGCATGTCTGTAGAAATTTGACCATCACTTAATCCTAACATCATATCTCTGTGACTTCTGATATCATCCCAAGTTAAATCTCTCTCAATTCCATGAAGTTTTTGTTGAGGCGAATATACACTAATTTCAACTTTACCGTCAACAACTTTAACATTTAATTTATCAAAAATGTCTGCAGGCATTAATGGTGTTGGATATGAATATCTATCATATCCTTCAACCTCTGGAGATCCTGGATGAAACTCTTCACCAGTATAATCTTCTTGAAGATCGTTTACAATTGGTGCTCTTAACTGACATGCGAGTGGATTTTCTGTACAATCTACTTCAAACCACTCAACAACATCTGCTGGCATAGGTCTACCATCAGCAATGTCTTCTGCAGTAAGAGGACCATACTTTTCAGTACCATCTTCACCAATTTGAAGATAAACTTTATCTGGACCATGATATGTATACTTACGAGTTTTACCTTCGGTAAATGAATGATCAATTAAAAATTGATTTGGTAGTGGAAGATCAAACTCTACGGAAATTTGTGCCATGACTTTATCTTTATGAATTGACAGAATATGTTGATATATTTATTTATATTTTAGAGGAAGCTAATTTTAACTAATCCTGGACCACCAGTTCCACCTTGACCACACTGACCACCACAATAGTTAGTCATAGCACCTTGTCCACCATGACCATAAGGAACAGTCCAACAACCACAGCGAATCCAACATTCATGAATGTTTTGTTGAACTTGAGTACCAATGAATGGAGCTGGTGTTGGAGTTGCACCTTTACATTGACAATGGCATTGAGAAGCATGAATAAACATAGCACCTCTGTGATTACCCATACCAAAATCACCACCCCATGCACCAGGTGCCATGCAACAGTTGCCCCAGTCTGAGAAGCAAGCTTCATTCCAGCTTGCATTTGCACAACCGCCTACACCACCAGCGGCACAGAAATTGCTTAAATTACATCCTGTTACATAACTAGGACATCCAGTGCATCCTACACAATCAAATTGGCAACAAGGGAATACGCCACCAGCACAGATGGTATATGTCCAACCAGGACATACGTTAACCATTTTGGAATTATAATATCCTCCTTGGGCACCAGCATAGTGCTGACATCTACCATTAGAACATGCACCATGACCGTTACCACCAGAACCCCATAGTTCAAAAAATACTTTATAAACACCAGAAGGAACAGTCCAAAGGCAGCAACAACCACTAGATAACATCACAGGTGATCCGTAAATCCACTTTACAGACCATGTTTGAAATGCAGATCCGCCAACAGCGGTAGCAGGAATAGTATTATCTATAATACCATCAGTTCCTGATATTTTTTTATAACTTGCATAAGATGCCATGTGTCTTTACCCCTTAGAAGTATGTAATTTTAACTAATCCTGGACCACCCATTCCACCCTGTCCACAGCAGCTAGATCCACAATAAGAAGTCATAGCATTTTGTCCACCATGACCATAAGGAACTGTCCAACAACCACAACGCATCCAGCAGAAGTTAATAGATGTTTGAACAGTAGTTCCAATTAATGGTGCAGAAGTTGGTTGAGTTTGTTGATGATGACAATGGCAAAATCCAACAGCAAACCACCATTCAACACCACCAAAAGCACCAGCATGGTTCATATATCCAAAATCACCACCATTGTTTGCACCTTGTAGACAACAATCCCAAACAGAGTTACATGGAGTTGTCCAATCAGTATTAGCACATCCAGGAGACCCACCAATTGCACAAAAATTACTTAGGTTAAATCCAGTTACATATGAATTACACCCAAAGCATCCAGTACATTCAAATCTGCAGCAATTACTATTTCCTGCAGCACAAACTGTATATTGACATCCAGGGGCAGAAGTAATCATTTTAGAGTTATATGCTCCACCACCAGCACCTCTATAGTGGTGACATCTACTACAAGAACATGCACCACTTCCACTTCCACCAGAACCCCACATTTCAATAAAAAGTTTGGTTACTCCAGAAGGAACAGACCAAAGGCAGCAACAACCTGGTGAACAAGCTTCTGGGGCACCATAAAACCACTTTACACCAAAAGTCTTTCTAGCAGTCGAGTCAAATTTAGTTTCATCCAATGTACCTTGTACAAATGATGACCCGTCAATTTTTTTATAGCTTGCATAATTTGCCATTAGTGATTCTCCTTAGAAATATGTAACTTTGACGACACCAGATCCACCTGTTCCTCCCTGTCCACAACAACCACCACAATATGTGGTCATAGCACTCTGAGCACCGTGAGCATATGGAACATTCCAACAACCACAACGAATCCAACATTCAGTTATTTCGCCATTTACGTTTCCACCACCTAAGAATGGAGCACCTGTAGAACAGAACATATGACGATAACAGTGGCAAGCACCCCAAGATGCATGATATCCTCCTCTATGATTACCCATACTAAAATCACCACCCCATGCACCAGGAGATACACAACATCTACCCCAGTCTGAGAAGCATCCAGTGCTCCAAGCACCGTCAGCACATCCAGCACAACCACCAATAGCACAAAAATTACTTAATCCACAACCATTTACATAAGTGGTGCATCCTTCACATCCATTACATTCAATACTATTGCAAGGATATACACCACCAGCACAGATGGTATATGTCCACCCATCTTGTACTGAGATTGTTTTTATATTGTAATATCCTCCTTGGGCACCAGCATAGTGCTGACATCTACCATTAGAACATGCACCAGCACCATTTCCACCAGCACCCCAGAGTTCAAATGTAACTCTTCTTACACCAGAAGGAACAGTCCAAAGGCAGCAACAACCTGGAGTACAAACACCTAAACATCCACGAATCCATTGAACTGTATAATTCTTAAAAGCAGTAGAAACCAACTTAGAATCTGGAATAGATGTGGAAGATATTTGATCCCCAGTTACTTTTTTATAGCTTGCGTATGATGCCATTTTTGATACTTGGATTACTAATATTTATAAGAAGAAGGGGGGACTAATCTTTAGTCCCCCTAATTTTATTATACTGTGAAGATTCTCCATCCTTGAGTGTTATCAAAGAATACCAATTCAAATGCCGCACCTTCTGTTGAAATTGTCATGTTTTCAGCAAGACCACCAATTGGTTTTCCATTTCTGGCAATTGTCAAGTTATTAGTATCAAAAGTATTAGCAACGTCAAATACTCTGATTGCATCACCCTTAATTGGGGAAGCAGGGAGAGTTAGAGTAAATGCACCACCACTTGTATTGCAGAAGTAGGTTCTCCATGGTGATGCAGTAGTACCAGAAGTTAGGTCTACAGTTGTCCATCTTCCAGTAGGAATCCACTGAACACCATCATAATACTCAGGAGTCTTGAGATCAGTGTTATAACGGAACTGACCTTCGATTAAACCAACCCCACTAGGTCTTTGTGCAGTAGTTCCTGTTGGAGGAACCATTGCTTCATCACCCATCTTATCTCTTGTGAGATATCCACGAACAGCAAACTCAGTTGGACATGCGGTATTAGAGTTACCACTCATCGACTCATCAGATGAGAACTCATTAATTGCCTCACCAATCTGACCACCAAGAGAACCAAGTCTCAATTCTGTAAGACCAGACAGGTTGAATGCAGAAGCATCAAGAGTAGCAGCACCAGTTAACTGGTTAACAGCGAAGAGATCACCAACACGGAAGTTACCACCTTGGTCAGTAGATACATAGAAGACCTTACCAGGACCAAAAGTATTAGTCTCATTACCCTGCTGCACTGTTGCTTCATCAACATTTGGATAATTAGTTTCGGTCTTATTACCAGTACCAACTGATAAGAAGTCGTGACCAGTTAAACGTGCATTAGAGAACTTAGTTCTAACTTGAACAAATGAACCACCATCAGTGATAGTGCTTCCAATTCCAGCACGAGTGTCAGGTGATGCAGCACCTTTTTCTGGAGAAATTGTAACAGTTACTCTACCAAAATAAGTAATTGGAGACAATCCATCATAACCGCGATGTTGAATGAAGGAAGATGTAAATCCAGTTACATTATTAATAATATAATTTCTTGGCTGATTATTAACGCGGTCACTACCAATACCAGTAGTTGTAAATCCAATTGCATCTCCAACAACTGGAAGATTATCTCCATCAGCAAGATCGAGTTCAATAATAACACCCTTCTGACCAGATACAGATCCAGTAGCAGTGGCAAGTCTAAGAGCACCAGTAGTACCAGCACCAATAAAGGTTACCCATTCCCCATCAACAAATGAAGTAGTACCAATACCAGCAGAACCATAACCAGGCCAATACTTAAAGTAAATTCTGTCTGCACTGGTTTGGTCATTAATAAAGGTTGCTCTTGCACCAGAAGTTTGACCAATCATTGTCATACCGACACCGATTGTTCCGCTTATAGTTCCAACAACGGTATCTGACCTATCACCAAATACTCTTGCTGTTCTTGGTGTTTCTGAAGTAGAGAATCCAGAAGCGATAACACCATAATCACCATATGAATTGTTACCAGCAACTGAACGAATTCTAGCACCACCACCAGAGTAATAACCCCAACGGCAATAGTAAGTAAAGCAAGATACAATCTCAGCACCAGCATCATTATCAAGAATAAATCCAGCACCATCACTCAATACATGAGTAAATGCATCAAATACCATGGTCTTACTACCAGTTTGATGCAATGAACCATCAATATAAACACCAACACCAGCACCACCAAATCCATTAGGATCGGGTTCACCAAATGAAGTACAATCCTTAACATAAGGTGACTTATTTAGAATTGGTGAATCTGGGTTAAATGCAAAGAATATACCACAAGCAGTTGTACCAACACCAGTTTTAACAGTAGAAGCTTCTAGTTCATAAGGTCTATCTACATCATAATCAAATCCAACAAGACCAGATACATTTAGACCTTGAATTGTAGTCGCATCAGACAATCTAAACATTGTCTGGCGATTATTTGGAGTAATACCGTCAGTTGATAATCCTGCAGCAGGACGAATCTTAGATGCTCTCAGAGTTGATCCTACAATGCTAGTAAATGCAGGAACAGTAATTGGGAGTTGTTCAGCAAATTCTGATGCAGATAATTTAATAACAGCAGGTGAGAGGTTGATTACATGACCACCACCAACATAAGTGTGGTTAATTGTCGATACACCAACATTAACAACAATAGTATCATTATCGATAATTTCTTCGACGTTGAAGTATGAAGTAACTTCACTTCTTGGGAAGAATGTAGTATCTACACCAACAAATACAGTACCGCCAGATACATAAATATGGTTAATTGTGGATACACCAACATTAACAACAAATTGAGTTGGGCTAATAATATTTGTTACAGTGTAATTATATCCGTCTGGTCTAGTTCCATCTGGGAAGATAGTTGTCGTAATTCCAGAACCACCAGGACAAGTAAATTCAAGGTCATCCATTCTAATGACATCACTGGTTTGAAGTCCAGTAATTCCAGCACCTACAGTAACTGTACCTACACCAGAGGTTGCATCATATTGGAATCCAGTAACATTATAAGTATTACCACCACTCAGACATTCGAACTCAACATCTTCTAATCTAATTGTGATATTTGGATAAAGAATACCGTGAGATGGTGCAGTAATTGTAGAAACACCAGATGCTGCATCATATAAGAATCCAGTGATTGAAGTTACAGCACTAGCATTATCGCAGGCATACTTCAGAGTTCTGAATGCCATATCTGGAGTGCTACCATTATAGGTATCAGATCCAAGTTCTGGGTCAACATAGTAAATACGTGTGGCGTCACCAATGGTCATCCATTGAGGAACTCCTGTTGTGGTTACACCAAGAGACTTATAAGGAATAGTTGAAATTCCCAGTCTCGCTGGAGAAGATGCATCACGAATTAAAATATCACCTTTAGTAGTTAAAAGTGCATTTGAATCCCCAAGTGCTAAAGCACCCCAAATATCTGCGTCAGTACCTGGAACAATTCCAATGAAAGAAGTAGTTCCAATACCAACATATGCGGACGATGAATATTCTACAACGTCGTTTGCATAATATTCGGTAGTTGAAGAATATGTGCCAGCATATCTCAGTCCAATATTAAATAAATCCCATGCAGTAATTGCAATTCCAACAACAGTTGATCCAATTCCAATAGTAGAACCAATTGCTGGATTTACATACTGTGCAGAAGTTGCATTAAGTCTATATGTGTTACCACCAAGTCTTACTAAATCACCTTTATAATATGTTGCACCACCTTCATATGTGGTAATTCCTGAAGCACTAATACCATCAGCAAGTACATTCCAAGTTGTACCTAATTCTACTGGGGGTGGTACGCTTAAAGTTGAAGTTGTAATTGCAACATAAGAGACTCCACTGAAAACAACAACGTCTCCAGATTGATAGATTTCTCCAGGATCAAAATTACCTTCGCCATTAAATCCAGAAACATATAATGTGGTATTTGTTGTACCAATACCAGCATTAGTAGCAATTCCTGCGGTAACTCTACGTTGTGTGTTACCATCAAGAACTACATCGTTAATCTTGTAAAAAGTTCCTGGAGTATAAGTGCCAACATTTCGCACTCCCTCAGTATGTAAAGACCAATTTGATGCGTCTACAGAATACCATACTTGTTCTGAAGAAGATGAAGTATGGTTTGTAGTACAAACATAAGTATTTGCACCAAATTTTACAATGTCATCAATAACATATGCAGTGCTGGGTGCCCAGTCGCCTCTCCAGTTGAATTTTAGTCTTCCTAATCTAAAATCAGCCATTGTTTTTTAATTCCTTTCTTTACTTAGGTCCTTGGGTTTCATGATCATAAGTGCCATTAATTCTGGCGACGAGGTATCCATCATCATCGATGAAATAATTTAATCCTCGGAAATCAAATCTATACTGTTGGTATTTATCTGCTGGATGATTGAGGTAGGATTTTTCTTCCGTAATCTCATCCACATAGTCAACACCATCCAAAAATCCAGGGTATTGAGTTCCATCTGTTCTATGGAAATCTGCAACTTCAGTACTCGCGGAACCGACTCTAGTGTAATAAAGCATTCCAGTAGAATCTCTACGCAATCCATGAACGATAAAATCGTTCGATTGCGTTACTGTCTTTTCTCCAGTTGTAGTTGATCTACTTAAGTGCATTGTCATGAGAACAGTCTCCAATAAGTTCCTTCCCAAATTAATTCTATATAAGCCCCAGATACATCACATACCAAAGGTGCGTCAATATATCCAGTACTATCTTTTATTTGTTCACTATTTTGAGTATTCACTGTAAGATTATTTATACCCCAATAGTATTTGGAATCTGCTAATTGAATAACATCCCCAACATATTTTAATGTTGGTAATGTTACAGTAAAAGGACCACCAGAAGTATCAGTAAAATACTTTATATTAGTAGCTAAATTAGTTGCTGAATCAATTTCAGTTAATCTAGATTTTTGAACTTCAAATCCAGATGTAGTTAATCCGTCATGCATTCTTATGACACCTTTTGTTGTATCATAAGTTACTTCTGCTAATGCTCCAGTGAATGAAGCATGTTCTGTTTCGGTCCCCTTACGTAGTTGTACTCGTTTGGTATTTGCCATTAAAAGGGAAATTTATTCTTAAGATTATTTATATTTTTAAATTACATAGATTCTTGGTGGCTTCTTAGGTTCTGCCTTAATCTTTCTATCTCTAGATTCTCCACTAATTTGAATTTCATCGTAACCATTATATAAACCATATGCAAATGCTTCACGAAGATTTCCATTAATTCTGAGGAGAGAACCATCGGAAATAACTCTAACTCTGAATATTGTTGTACTCTTACTTCCAATAGAAGTAATAAGTCCTGTTCCTCTATATGCTTCAGTATTCTTCTCTTCGGCAGTTCCAGAGAATCTGAAGAGTTCAGCAGATACTTCAGATACGCTTCTAGTCTCAGTGAAGGATACGAATGTAAAGATGGAACCAGATCCAACATGTGGAGCAGGAGTTGTAGATTCTTGACCTTTACCAGAGAATCTAAAGAGAATTGTTGATTCTGGAGGATTAGAACCAGATGCTTCAGTTGTACTAGAGAATCCGAAGAGTGAACCAGTTCCAATATAAGATTCGGTATTCTTTTCTTCAGCAGTTCCAGAGAATCTGAAGAGTTCAGTAGATACTTCAGATACAGAAGTTGATTCTGTAAATGATACGAAGGTAAAGATAGAACCAGATCCAATATGTGGTGCTGGAGTTGTAGATTCTTGACCTTTACCAGAGAATCTAAAGAGTTCTCTAGAAGTCTCGGCATTAGAAATAGACTCAGATGCACCAGAGAATCCGAAGAGCGAACCAGTTCCAAGATAAGATTCAGTATTTCTCTCGACTGCAGTTCCACTAAGTTTGATAAATTCACCAACTTCTGGTGGATTATAAGAAACAAGTTCAGTTGCAGTTCCAGAGAACTTAAAGAGTTCTTTGGAAGTCTCAGCATTAGAAGTAGATTCAGTTGTACTAGAGAATCCAAAGAGTGAACCAGAACCAAGATAAGATTCGGTATTCTTCTCAATTACATCACCAGTAATTCTGATTGGTTCTCTTCCAGTCTCAGTAACTTTGAGTCTAAAGATTGTAGTTGCACTACCTTCAATATTAGCATTACCAGATCCGACGTAATTCTCAGTGTTCTTCTCAACTGCAGTTCCAGAGAACTTAAAGAGTTCTTTGGAAGTCTCTGCATTAGAAGTAGATTCAGTTGTACTAGAGAATCCGAAGAGTGAACCAGATCCAATCTCAGTTGCTGGTGTTGTAGATTCGGTAGCATTACCAGTAACCTTAATTGGTTCTCTTCCAGTTTCAGTAACCTTAAGTCTAAAGATGGTTGTGGCAGAACCATTAAGTTCAATAGTTCCAGATCCATCTGGTCCTGGTGAACTTTTCTCAATTGCAGAACCAGTAATTCTAAAGAGTTCTGTAGATTCTGCTGGATTAAATACTGCAGTTTCAGTGAAGGAAACAAAGGTAAAGATAGAACCAGATCCAACTTCAGTTTGTGGAGTTGTGGATTCAGCACCATTACCAAAGATAGTAATAAATCCAGAACCATTATGCTTAGGTAAGACATAAATTCTTGCCTCACCACTAATTGTAATAGTTCCACTACCAGGATAATCTGGTGCAATTAATACATATGCTTCACCATTAATCTTGAAGAGTTCTGTAGATTCTGGTGGATTATATACAGCAGTCTCAGTAAATGATACAAAGCTAAAGATGGATCCAGAACCAATTTCAGTTGTTGGTGTTGTAGACTCAGCGGCACTACCAGAAATTCTAAAGAGTCCTTTAGATTCTGCCTGTACACTGGTTGCTTCAGTTGTACTAGAGAATCCAAAGAGTGTTCCAGATCCTGTGTAATTTCCTTTACTGTATGCCTCAGTAGTATTACTTACAAATTCAAACTTACCGTAAGGTCTTCTTGGAGCATCTGGAATAATAAATCCGTAATCCTCACGCTGCCATGGATATGTAATTTGATCACCAACTAATCCATAATCAGTTCCAACATCAACACAACCAAACTCGGATACTATTTCATCGGCATAAGTACTAATTAATTCATCAGAATAATCAGAGATTGTATCACAAGAAGAACCAAACAGTGGAGTCTCTGTAATAAATCCATAATCATCAGATTCAATATCAACTATCGAGGATTCATTGTAATGATAGGTAACTCTTTCTGCAGCACCAACAAATCCGAACAGTGATCCAGAACCAACATAATTTTCAGTGTTCTTCTCAACTGCATTACCAGAGAATCTGAAGAGTTCTCCTTGTTCTTCTGGATTTGGACCGTAAGATTCTGTTGTACTAGAGAACCCAAAGAGTGATCCAGAACCAACATAATTTTCAGTGTTCTTCTCAACTGCATTACCAGAGAATCTGAAGAGTTCTTTAGATGTCTCAGCATTAGATGTAGATTCAGTTGTACTGGAGAATCCAAAGAGTGATCCAGAACCAACATAATCTTCAGTGTTCTTCTCAATTGCAT